TGGAGACCATTCACAACTTTTTATTTTCTATGAGTGAAAAATCAACCAGGTGGCCACGCTTCGGCCCGCAACTGCGGCAAGGCGGCCAGATAACAATACGAATGAACCCAACCCGCGCAGAAAACAAACTGCGCTCACAATTGAAATATGGCCGCAAAAAAGGCAGCTAAAAAAAAGACAAGTCGACGCGGCATTCCGACGATTGTCGAACTCTGCAACATATTACAATGCAGCAGGGCGGCACTATATGTTTGGTCAAAAATGGACGGGGCGCCGCAGGCATTCCCCGACGGCAGTCACGACCTGGCAGCCTGGCAGAAGTTCGTCGAATCCCGCGGCCTAAAACCGGTCGAGGGCGACGAACTAAACCGCGGCCGGCTACAAGCGGAGAACCTACAACGCAAGAACGCGCTGCTGGAAATCGAAATCGACGAAAAGCTGGGCAAGCTGATTCCGGTGTCGGAGGTAGAAGTGGAAGTCACGCGGATGGTTCACCAATTTAAGGGGATGATTTACACCAAATTGGAGAACGAACTGCCGCCAATCCTTGAAGGCATGAAAGCGGCCGACATACAAATCAAACAACGCGAAGCCATTGCAGCGGCATTCGCAATTCTGGAGGACGACAAATGGAGACGACAACGGTTGAACGCATCGCAAGGCGGGCAATAGCACCGCGCAGCACCGACCCGCCATGGCGGTGGGCCGAGAAGAATATTGTCGTGGATAAAACTTCGCCTTTCCCTGGCAAATTCGACGCCAACATCGCGCCTTGGACAAAGGAACCGATGGAATGCTTCGCTGATAATAGGTGCAAGGATTTGGCCATCATGTGCAGCGCCCAATCCGGCAAAACTCAAATGGTGATAACCTTGGCGGCCTGGTGCATCGCACAAGACCCTGGCCCTGCCATGTGGGTAATGGCCGCACAAGACGAAGCCAAGACATTCGCTAGGACAAGGCTAATGCCGACGCTGGAAAACTGCGAAGCGGTTGCCGAGTTGTTCCCAACCGACCGGCACGCCAAGACGACCCTCGAAATCAATTTCGCCTCGATGCCGCTGGTGATTAACGGCGCCAACAGCCAAAGCAAATTGCAGTCGAAGCCAATCCGGTGGCTGTTTCTGGATGAGGTGCGGAACTATCCACCAGGCGCATACGAGATGGTGATAAAACGAACACGCGCATTTTGGAACGCACGCCGCGTGGTTATCTCAACACCTGACCATGAAAATGACCATGTGCATCGCGCTTTTCTTGCCGGCGACCAAAGAATTTACGAGGTACTTTGTCCAGAATGCGACGAACGCCACGAAATGAATTTCGACTTCATCAAATGGGACACCAACGAAGTCACCTTCGTAAATGACGAATACGACTTCGACGAACTAGCCAAGACAATCCGCTACGAGTGTCCGCATTGCATGGCAACCTTCACCGACCGGCAGGACGTCCGCAAAGCCTTCGCCATTTCCGGCAAGTGGCGGTCCACGAACGAGAAGGCGCCAAGCGAGAAGGTCAGTTTCCGCTGGTCGGCCGTCCTGCCGCCGTGGGTTCCCTGGCGTGATTTGGTGCAGGAATTTTTACAAGCCAAGGCCGCGATGAAAGTCGGAACCACCGTTCCGCTGAAGGTATTCAAGGCCGAGTCGCTTGGCGTGCCGTGGATAGAAGAAATGGAAACCGACGACGAACTGCGGGAACTGGCAACGCACGACGACGAATGGCCTTGGCCCGACGAAGCCTTCCGCTTTGCCACCGTCGACGTGCAGCGTGATTTATTTTATTTGGTAGTCCGCGCCTGGGCTGCCGACGGCCAGAGCCGGCTTGTGCATTGGTCGAAGCCGTTGACGTTTGAAAGCATCGAGGACTTGCGGGCCGAGTACAACGTCAAGCCGCACCTGGTGTTCGTCGACTCCGGCTACAACGCGCAAAAAGTTTATGCGGCCTGCAAGCGTTTCGGCTTCACGTCAATAAAGGGAGCCAAGACCAAAGACTTCGCGCACAAAATAAAAGGCGAAACCGTTCGCCGCGCCTACTCTCCCCGCGTCTATGTCGACCCCGCCGTGGGAACCAAAAGCCAGGGCAGGGTGCGGCCGGTGACTTTGTTTCATTGGAGCAACCCGACTTGCAAAGATGTATTGGCCAACCTACGCGACGGCCGTGGTGCAAATTGGACGGTGACGCCGGATGCCGGCAACGAGTACGAACTGCAAATGTTTTCCGAGCGCCGCAGGGAGCGCCACGACAAGGCCGGCCAAACCGTTTACGAATGGCACCGTGTCGGCAAGCGGGCCAATCACCTTTGGGACTGCGAAGGTATGCAGATTGCGGCGGCCATGATGGCCAAATGCCTGGCGGAAACGGCCTAAAAACTTTTTTTATTTTTTTTCAAAAAAGGGGTTGACTAAACCGAACAGTTGGGTTTTACTGTTTGCAGCGCGAGGGAATGAACCCAAGCCAACAAATAAAGCTAATATGAAAAATCAAAAAACAGTTTGGCACAGCAAAACAGAATCGGGCAAATCGGTTAAGGTTTGCAAATTAGACAAAGCCTCATTCGGCTACAAGTGGGCGGTTTTGTCAGAAACCGGATACAGGGCCGAACATTTCAAATTGAAAAGAGAGGCGCTTAATTTTGCGAATCAAATGGTCAGCGTTTGGAATAGATACGGCGCTTAATCTTCAACACTTAATTACAGATATGACATCAACAAAATTACACGTCACAGGCAAGGTACTCACAAAGCGGGACGGTTCTTTCAAAACCTTCCAATATGAAATGAACGGCAAAGTGCTTCGCAAGTCGCATCGAGAATATGGTTCAGTTTGGAGCTACGACTTCTACGAACAGCCCAACCATTACACTTTTGGAAAAAAGCCAGATAGCTTTTACGCTAATCACGACAATAATTTGCGAACAACACAATGGCCGGTAGTGTGGGAAGTTACAGAAAGCGAGAAAAAGTTCCTTTCCGAGTCTGCAAGAATCGGCGAATGCGGCCCGCGGTCATTTACTAGAAAGGGAAACACACTATATACAGCATAATCACTTCAACCCGTTGCCCCTACGGGGGCGCGGGAAAGGAACCAAACGAAATGAAAATCGAAAAGAAAAGCGACGAAGTGGTTTACATCACCATCAACGGCAAAACCGTTTACATCGACGACAGCACGGGCGAATTGATAGTCAACGCTTGGAATGCCACAAACCATGAGCCAATCAAGCCAACTGTTGACCCTTACCTTTTAAGCCTTAAAAGTAAGCCAAGCGATTTACACGCATACTAAATGAAAAAAAGCAAAAATGACCGATTGGCAGATGCCGCTCCGGCAATGTTGGAAGCGTTGCGGGCGGTGCTTGCATATCACGAAGAATGGAAAGATGTATGCGGCCTTTTTAGCTACGAGGAAAAGAAAGTAAGGGAAGCAATCGCTAAAGCTGAAGGCGAACAAGAATGACCACGAACCACAAGTGTCCGCATTGCAACAAGCCAATCAACATCGGCCAGTTACTTGGCAGCGCCACCAGCGAGGCCAAGACAGCGGCCGCCAGGGCCAACGCGAACAAACCGCCGAAGCCTGGCAGCCGGCCACGCGGTCGGCCGAAACTAAACCAGAAAAATGAAAGTTAAAATTAAACCGCATCAATCCGAATTTTCTTTGGTTGCTGAAAACAACGGCAGCGTCGTTAATTCGTTTAACTACAAAAACAGGCAGGACGCATTTAGCCACGGCAGGGTTCTGGCTTGTTTTTATGATTGCCGGCTTGTTGACCTATCGCGAACACCGCCAGCCGAATACCCAAGCGGCGCCTATCCAAGACAACCAAACGCTGACGGCAGATAACCGCTTGACGATTTGCCGACCTAGTTTGCAATCGTTTCGCCGGCTTTTGGTTCTGCCGGCTTTTCATGGTTAAGGTTGTTTGGACATGACAACAGCCCGCAACGGGCGCTCACTCATAACTAGAGCCGGTCGAGGTTTGTAGCTTTCCCTCGGCCGGCTTGCTTTTTTGTTTCGCTTGAGAAAACGGGCCATCCGCTAACATGGGAAGGAAATGCGGGCGGAAGGTCTATTCTTAAATTTCACCACCAGCGAAATCACAACCATTCAGGCAAAGGCCAAAACCTTGCTTACTGAAGGCAAAACGCTGATGGCCTATGGCATCGGCGGCCGGAACGCCACCAAGCAATTCACTTTGCCGATTGACCAGGTGTTGCGCGAATGCCGGTTTGCCTTAAAGAAAAAAGACCCTGCCACCTACGGTTATTTGTCGACCCGCACTTACGCCAAGTTCCGCAATGCTTAAAGGATTCTTGAAAAAACTCGGCAGCCTTTGGGAACCTCAATACCAAAGCAACCGGCACCGTCGGCCGCTGCGCTATCTCAACAAAGACACCAGGCAACTGATACCGACCGGCACGCACCAGCAACTTGTCAGCGCGGGCCGTTGGCTGTTTGGCAACTTCGCACCGGTACGCGGTGCGCTACTGGAACAATGCACTTATTCGGTGCAGCCATTTGTTCCGCAGTATGTCGGCAAGGACTTGGAATGGGGCGCACAAGCCGAGACATGGCTGAAAGAGTTTCACGGCATTCTCGACATCCAAGGCAAATGCGACTTCGAGGAGTTTCTTTACCTGGCCTTGTTGTCCATTAAGCGCGACGGCGACGTCGGCGTGCTGCTGACCAAGACCGGCAGCGGTTATCCGGCCGTGCAGTTAATACCAGCGCACCGCATCGCCAGCAGGACGCAAGGACCAAACGAATTTAATGGAGTAATCACCAACAAGCAGGGTCGGCCTGTCAGCTACATGATTGACGGCGAGCGCAAAGTCAGCGCCCGCGATATGGCCTTGTGCTTTTTTCCAGAGTGGGCCGACCAAGGCCGCGGCATTTCGCCGCTGTCGGCCGTGACAGCCGACTTGCAGGACGTCAAGGAACTCCGAGAATATGAACTCAGCGCACAAAAGGCAGCCAGCAGCATCGCACTCGTCGAACACAACGAGGACGGATACGCCGACGACTCTGAAGCCTTCATCGAGCAAACCATTGATAGCGGCAGCCTATCAACGACCCTGGAGTCGTTGGAGGGAGGGGCCATTCGATACTTCCGCGCCGGTTCTGGTAGTAAGATTGAGGTGGTAGATAGGAACCGCCCATCGGCGAACGCGCAGGAGTTTGAGAACACGATTCTGCGAAGCGCCTTTCAAGCAATCGAATGGCCGTATGATTTAAGCCTCGACCCGACAAAAATCGGCGGCGCTGTTGTTCGCCTGGTAACAGCCAAGGCACAGCGCACCGTCGAGAAAAACCAGAGGCTTGTCCGCAAGATTGCCAGGCGGATTGATGGGTACGCATTAAGCAAAGCCATGAAGGCTGGCCTTCTACCGCGACCGCAGGGCGGTGATTGGTACTCATGGCACTACCAGGGGCCGCGCAAGATTAGCGTCGACGGTGGCCGCGATGCCGGCGCCGCCCGCGAAGATTACAAACTTGGTTTGACGACGTTGCAGGAACTCTATGCGGAACGCGGCCTGCATTGGGAAGATGAAGTCGAGAAACGAATCAGCGAGCAGCGGTTCGTTTTAGACCTGGCCGACAAATACGGCATCGACCCGAACCGCGTGCAATTGCTGACCCCGAACGGACTGCCGGCAGATGGCAACTTACAAGGGCAGAGAGATTAACACCAAGCCGACCGAGGCCGTGGCAAATGCGGCCAAGCGCGGTTTGCGGTTACGAAAAGAATTTAAGCGCGGCGGCACTAGGGTCGGCGTGACAAGGGCCAACCAGTTGGCCAGGCGAGACGAATTGTCGACCGACACCGTCAAGCGGATGAAGGCATATTTTGACCGTCACGCTGTCGACATGGAGGCGCCGAAGAACAAAGACCCCGACGCTGCCGGATACCCTGGCGCCGGTTTAATCGCCTGGCTTTTGTGGGGCGGCAACCCTGGCCGCGCCTGGGCAAATAGAATAGTTGATAGAATGAAAACGATAGACGAACAACAAAACAGCACGGCCGCTGACAACAAGGTTTGGGCCATCAACCCGAAACACTTGCAGCAGGCCAGCGCGACCCTGACGGCAACCGTCATCCTTGACGACGACGAGGACGACGATGACATGATGGACGACTACGCGATGACGGAGGAAAACGGCGTCGCAATCATTCCCGTCGCCGGCGTCATCGGTCACAAGGTTTCGGCCGTTTCAAAACTGCTTGGCGCGGTCGACACCGTCGACGTGATTGCTGCCATTGAACTGGCGGCCGAGGATGACGACATCGACACAATCATTTTGGACATCGACTCACCTGGCGGAACCGTCGGCGGCGTGCCGGAGTTGGCCGAGACAGTCGAGGACGTGCAACGTGCCGGCGTCAAAAAGATTTACGCCTACACCGACAGCATGATGGCCAGCGCGGCCTACTGGATGGCCGCCGGTGCCAACGGCATTTTCGCCGCACCATCGGCCGAGGTTGGCAGCATCGGAGTATATCTGCCGGTAATGGACACCAGCAAGGCGTTGGCCGAGAAAGGCGTCACGGTTGAGATTTTTAAGAGCGGCAAATACAAGGCTGCCGGATTCCCTGGCGTCGCATTGGATGAAGAGGTTCGCAAGCACCTACAACTTGAAGTGATGGAAACATACAACGAGTTTTCTGGCTTCGTTAAGAAGTACCGCGCCGAACTCAATTACGAATATATGCAAGGCCAGACGTTGACCGGCCGCAAGGCTGCCGACGTTGGCATGGTAGACGGCACCGCCAAAAACTTGGATTCCCTCTTGCAAAAACTTGGGAAAGCATAAAATCAAATCAACTTGTTTTTTTTGACATGACAATCGCAGAAGAAAACGCCGACTTGAAAAGCCAAATTGAGGCTTTGACGGCCGCACAAGAAGAAGGCCAAGGCGCTTTGGCGACCGTTGGGGAAACGAACGAAAAACTCGAAAAAGCCAACGCGGCTTTAGTCGATAAGGTTGCACAACTCGAAAACGAACTTGCAGGGGCAAAAGCCGAACAGCAGGACGTCGAAGAGATTGCCGGCGAACGCGCTGCCGAGATAGTAGCGCAGCAGGGAGCCGAGCCGGTGGCCGAGGAAACCGAGGAAGCGGCCAAGCCGAAAACACTCGACGAACTTTGGAACGAGTATTCGGCAATCGAAAACTTGAAGGAGCGGACAGTATTTTACCGCGAAAACATCAAGCCTTTAACCAAGTAATTTTTTAGGAGAACAAAGAGATGGCAAACACACTCGGAGGAATCAACCTCGCTCAAATAGCACAACAAACGCTTGAAACACTCAGCGCAGAAATGCCAGTCGTTTCGGCATTCACGACTGATTTCAGCAGCGACGTTGCTGATGTCGGCGAATCGGTCAGCACTCGCGTAGCGACTGCTGTAAGCGCAGGAGACGCCACAAGCGGTTATTCCTCTTCTGATGTAACCTCAACGGCCAAGACCATCACGCTGAACAAGCACAAGCACTTCACCGCCAAGTTTACCGACCTGGAAGTGGCAAAGGGTGGCTTGGATATGTTGGAGCGGACTTTTGTTCGTCCGGCCGTTCACGCTGTCGTCAACGCAATGATGGACGACTTGCTGGCCTTGGTTGTTAACGCAACTTACAGCAACAACACCGTCGTGGCCGCCGCGGACTTTGGCGCCGACGACGTTGCCACGCTTGCAGGCGACCTGACGACCCTGAACGTGCCGCGTTCACCGCGCAGCATGGTTATCAAGCCGGCCTACTATGCCGCGCTCGCCAAGGACAACGCTATTCAAGCCAGCTACGCATTCGGCAACCCTGGCGCCATTCAAGACAATAACATCCCCCGCGTTCACGGTTTCGACGTGTTGGAATACTCCGACATTCCGTCGAACTCCGAGAACCTGGAAGGTTTTGTCTGCGGCAAGGAAGCCTTGATAATTGCAGGCCGCCAGCCGGCGCTGCCGGAAAACTGGGCCGGCGCTGTCGAATCTGTCCAAGACCCCGACACCGGCATCACCTTGCAGTTACGGAATTGGTACGAAGGAAAAGACGGCGCTCAGTACATCACCGCCACGCTGATTTACGGCGTTGCCGCTGGTACTGACAGCCTCAAGCGCATTCTTTCTGCTTGATGAAAGTCAACATTGCAGTCGGCCGTAAGGGCGACAAACTCAAAACGCTTTACCTCGGCGATTCAGCCGACAAGGCACTTGAGGCAATGAAAAAAGAGGTTGACGCTGAAAAGCCAAAGTTCGACGAGGTTTATATTTACCGTCAACCCCTTTATTACAGACGCAGAAAAATTTCTGCATAGGTTAGTGGTTTAGGTGTTTTGGCCGGTAGTCGCGTAAAACGGCTGCCGGCCTTTTTATTAAATGAGTTACGCAGACGACATCGCCGAAATGATTGCCGACTTGCCGGTAAACTACACAATCGGCGCAACTACTTACACCGGCGCAGTCAACGAAATCAGCAAAGGCCAGGACGCTGGCGAAGGCGGGTTCCTCGACGACTTTGACCTCACGCTGATTGGCAAGAAGGCCGACCATTCAACGCTGCCGGCTATCGGTTCCAAGATGACAGTCGACAGCCAGGCATATCGCATCGAGAAAATCACAACCACCGGCGACGGCGCCGAGGTGCGGTTTGACCTAATGAGCGCGGACAGATGAGTCTGACAATCGACCAGGCAGCATTTACGCGGACGCTTCGCAAATATGCGAAGGTGAATAAGAAAACATTCCGCGAGATTGTGAACAAGAAGGCGCTCGACCTGGCCTTCAACGCGCAACGATTGACCGAGGCAGCAGACCCGAAGGCAATCGAGTATAAACTTGGCGCCATCGGAAACAAAGTCGGCCGGAACCGCAAGACAGGCGGCATCCGTAAAGGCCGCAGAATTTTGAAGGAAGATAACTTCGCCGCCAGGATTGTTAACAGCCGGCGCAAGAAGGCTGGCCAGCCGTTAATATGGGGCAAGGAACTTGAGAGAGCGGCACAAAAACTCATCAACGCTAGGGTGCGGGCTGTCAAATTTCTGCGCTCCGGCTGGCTGCCGGCCATCAAAAAATTATCCTATTCGGTTGACCGTCGCGACCGCGTCAGATGGCCGAAGGGATTGGTAAAAGGCAAGGCCAAGCCGAAAGGCTACGGCATCGCGGCCCGCAGCGAATTGAAGCCGGCGGCGCTGGTAGTCAATAGCGCCACCAAAAACAATGCCAAGGCGCAGTCGAAAATAATCAAGGGATTGAAGGCGGGACTGAATGCAACCATGGCCGACATGGTTATCTACATTGACCGCAAACTGGGACGCGATTGGCGAAAGGCAGGATTCTAAATGGCATTTAATACACTAGAGGAAAAACTCGAAACACGGGCCAAGGCTATACTTGACGGCGACGAAACCTTCAGCGGTTACAGCATCACCGTTTCAAAGGGCGAGGACGACGACGAACTGTCCCTGCCGCGGTGCCTGGTGATTTGTGAAGGCGGCGAGGAATCCATCCCTGGCCTTGGAAACTTCAACTGCGAACTAATTATCCGCCTGGTCGAATCAATGGACGACACGACCCTGGCTAACCACCAGACGCACGTCGCCACCATGCGGGACTTATTCATGGATGACGGCATTGCCGGAACCCTGACCGACAGCAGCGAGGCCGTGACGGTTTTCGGCGTCAAAAGTTTCAGCATATCCAAGACCGTCGAGGACAGAAATTGGGTTTGCGATTTGTCGCTTGAGGTACTAGCGGCCGCCAGTAACATCACTTGAGGATTTGAGATAAAATGGCAACAATTCAAGGCACCAGCATTCAATACGGCATAGCGTCCAACGCCACCACCGGCATGACCGGCCAGGCTGCCGTCACCAATGTAAGCGGCGGAAATAGGGCGGAAACCAAGCGCATCAAAGGCAACGACGGCGACACCATGTCTTACGTCATTGCCGACCCGACCATCGAGGTGACTGCCGAAGTGGTTTGCAGCAGCAGCGCAGACATTCCCGCCGTCGGCACAACAATCACTCTTGCAAACTTCGCCACGGCAGAACTCAACGCCGACTACTATGTCACCAGCAGCGACAGCAATCAGTCGAACGAGAACGAGATGACGGCCAGCCTGTCATTGCTGCGCTTTACCGGCACGAACGCCAGCGGCTTCAGCTACTAACCGTCGACCGTGTGGATGACTACCTTCACAGCATCATCCCCGAACCTGTCACAATTCTGGGACAGGATTTGCGGCCATTCAGTCTAGGACACTATCTACTTCTGCAACGCCTGGAATGCGCCTTCGTCTGCGAGGACAAGGAACCGCTTCTGGGCGATTTGCTTTTGGGATTGCTGGTCTGCGGCAATACGTTTGAAGGCGCTCAGGAACTACTGCGCCGCGCTGAACTAGGTGACGACATCAAGGCTTGGGCCGAGAATGTCGGCGAGTTTGAAGCTGACGAAAAGGCCGTCCTGTTTACCGACTACATCAACGCCGCGCTTGCAATGCCGAAGTTTTGGACAAAAGGCCAAGGAGGCGGAACCAAGGCAGGCGCACCATGGCCGCAAGCCATGCGGGTGAAGCTAATCAGCGAGGGAGGTTTCAGCGCCTCGGCTGTAATGAACCAACCGCTTGGCCAAACCTGGTGGGATTATCTGACATTGAATGAACTTAAAGGCAGCGTGAAAATCAGCGACGACACGACCGAGGAACTTTTGCGCCGGCACCGTGAGGCGAAACAGGAGGCGACTGACTAATGGCAACCGCGCACATGAACGTGAAGGGCCGGACGTCGTTGGACGGTTCCGGTTGGGCTGCCGGTTTGCGGAAGATGGAAACCGGCACCAAAGCATCTGCCGGCCGTATGGCAGCAAGCATGGCCGGAATGGTCGGCGGTTTGTTTGCTGTTTCTGCACTCCGCAGCGCCACGATGCGAATGGTGCAGCACGCTGACGCCATCGACAAAATGGCCAAGCGCATGGAGTCGTCGACTGACACCGCGCAGAAGTTTGATTTTGCCGCCAGCCAGAACGGCGCCACGATTGAAATGGTTGAAAGGTCGTTTATGAAAACGGCGCAGGCCATGGAAGGCGCCGAGCAGGGACTTGCAACATACATACGCGCATTTGAAGCGTTCGGAATTTCAATGCAGCAAATCAAGACCAGCACGCCGGAAGAAATTTTCCTCAAGATTGCAGAATCAATCGAGAAGGCTGGCGGCGCGTTGGACAAGGCCAAATCGTTGCAGGACATCATGGGCCGCGGTGGCCGCCAGTTGGTTCCGGCTTTTGTCTCTGGCTTTGCTGCGACTGCCGCATCGGCGCCCGACCCGATTGACGTTGATACCATTAAACGCCTTGCAGAATTTAACGACGAACTTGACCGGCTAAAAAGGGAGATATTGCCAGGCGCAGCTTTAGCGGTAAAAGGGTTGGCCAATGCGTTTCTTGGCCTAAACGCTGAATATAGAAAAGAAACAATGTCATTTAAGCCAGGCGAGGTTGGCAAGCTTGGTTCCGGCGGAAAGCAGCCTTTTGTTAAAAGCAACGCCGGCTTTTTTGAGACATTGCTGGCAGAACTTTTACCATTTGCGGCATCTGATGATTCCAAAATAACAGTTGCACGAGACAGGGAAAGGCGGCGTTTGATGCGACAAGGCGTACCGGTCAACCTTGCCACCGGAGAACTGGTACGCGACGACATGAACATGGATAGGGGTGTTTTCCTTGGTTCAAATGTCGGACAATTGCCAACTTCTCAAGTAAGTGAATCAGCAGCGGCAGCAGCAGGCGCCAAGTCATTTATGAAACCAAGCCTTGCACTCAACGCCTTGCAGCGCATAGGCGCGGCCGTGAGTCAATCGGCCGACCCAATCGCCATCGAGAAGGACAACAACGTGCTGCTGAAGCGCATCGCCAACAACACCAAGGACACCGCGAGGAACACCGAATAAAATGCCGACAGTCAAGGGAGTCAATTTAGTCGAACAGAACCCAAGCATTGCCTGGGACAAAAACAACGGCTTCTCGTTCACGAAGGAGTTTGAAGGCGAAACGACTGCGGTGCGCGGACTGATGGGCCGATATGTCCGCGACGGTTCAGCCAGCAACATTCGTTTCGAGCCGGACGGTGCGACGGCAAAATTATACGTCAACTATCAAAAGGACGTTTGGGGCGGCAGCGGCCTAGACGAAACGCCGGTCGAAATTTGGGAACTGGACGGCAACGACACGCAATACAGCCTTTGGGAACATCCAAAAATCAAGGCAATCGACTTTCAAACCGCGGACAATGAAAAAGCGCGGAACAAAATTAAAAAGCAACTGGAACAGGAGGTCGAAACCGACGCCGACGGTGATGTCATTGTTCCGGCATTCTTGTCGGACTCAAGCTGTCCTGCTGACCTCAAAAGCATTTACCGGCATTTGACCAAGGAACAGGACTCTTGGCAGCGGCCGACCTACACGCTGCGGCACACGCTGACCTTTTCCCCCGAATACAACTACGCCGCCAACGTCGTGCAGCGTGCTTATTCTTACGTTAATTACATCATCACGCCGGCACAACTGACCGGCAACGCCACAATCGGCGAACCGACACTTGATGCCGCCATCACGACCAGCATCACCAACGCACAGACGAACAGCAGGCCAAGCGGAGTCAACGCCAGCACCGGCGTCCAGCAGATTGACGGAATTGACCATCAATGGGGGTGGCTAAAATCAGCGCCGAAGATTGTGTCCGAAGGCCGCCGCAAGATTACGCTGACGCAAGAGTGGAAACTAGAACTCTGGTCGACCTGGATTTACACGGTAGCAAGTTAATCCCATGCAGGCGCCGCAACGACTCCCCGAAACAAACAGCAAAAACAGTTGGCTGAATCGTCTGCTGGCTTACGCCAAAAGCCTGGAGGTGCGCGGCAATAACAAGGTGCGCGTCAGCAGGGGAACGAGCGGAACAGAGATAGACGTCAAACAGCCGCGCCGGATGTCCGCAGGGGGTGGCGGCACCGGAGGCAAGGCGGTTTGGCTGTAAATTACCTGACAGGCAGCGAGTCGCCGACGGCGGCCAAGATGAATCAGCTATGGGCCGAGGCCGACAGCATCATCGACAAGGCGCTTGGCGGCTGTTCGACTTACCTACTCGAAAACATCGGCGCCAGCGCTTCGCCGTCATCCTATCCCGACAGTAATTTAATTCGCGGCAAGGAGTTTGTTTTTTGGGCTGGCGCAACCCATTCAGCAACGTCGACAAGCGTTCTCTACTCAGCATTCGACACAATACCGAACGCCTACGACCAAAGCGCCTACGACACGGCGGCCAGCGGCGCCACGATTGCGACCTACTCAAGCGACGGCTACGCGCACGTTGACGGTTCAAGCACTCCAGACCTCACGCGGTCGCTAAAAGCGCACACGCGGACGAATAGCGGTCAGGAATACTACATTTGGGAATATGACCAACCGGCACCGGAGAAGAAATGGAAGTTCGCAGTCGCTGAAGTAATCATCGCAACAGCCAGCGGCACGTCGTTTTCAATGCCGGACTCTTACGAAAAATACTCATGCTGGCGCATACATAACCTGACCGACCGCGACTTCACTATCTATTGCGGCAGTTTCAGCGACCCGCACAAGACGTTCACGCTGCCGGCATACAATCAAATTTGTGTTCGACGTGTCGGCACGACGTTTCATACCGATTACAAGTATTTTTTTAAATGCCTGCCTGACGACCCGCGGTTCCTTTACGTCGACAGCTTCGACGGTTCCATCGCAGAAACGATGCGGGCCAACAACATTACGAACCCGAACTACCTTTACAACTTGTTTGAGTTTGTCGGCATGGACAATTCGCCGCTGCAAGTCAGCGACTACAACGCCACCTCGAACCGGACAAAGCATCATCAGCGGATTTACTTTAACCCGTCGACCGTCAACGACATCGGCAGCGAGTACGCAACGGCCGGACACTTCCCGACAATCAGCGACACGACAAAAGTCGGCGACACCGTTTACCACAAGGGCGCCATCGGCTACCGAAAAAAAGACACCAGCGGCAGCACGCTTGAAGTTGGCACGATAGATTTTGACGGTTGGGATAGTTTCGGCACCAACCTGGCAACAATCGACGCGGCCCTGGCATCGACCGGCATCACCAACAATAACGACACAAAAATCGCCACCAACGCAACGCCGAACTTGTTGGAGGTTTGGCCGGTTGGGACGAACGTGCTGCAAATCAACGACCAGAATGCAGTCAAAAACCTGGCGTCGACGACTTACAATTTGCAGACGCATTTCCTGTTCCCGCCGACCCATGGAAGCACGCCGCGAGTTTTCAATCGTTACTTTCTGGCCATGGATGACCTAGCCAGCAACGGCACGAACCCGAACATTGCCAGCACAAGCTACAACGGCAGAACCTACACCGTCGGCAGCTTGAAAACATATCTCGACACCTACCAATCGAACAGCACGCCGGAGAGTAAAAGCGTCGCACTAACAAGCGAAGGGCCGTTCCTGCTTTGGCGTGATGTTTTCGATATAAAAGGCAGCGGCGATTCGGAAGGTTGGTTTGAAGGCTTAACCACAAACCACGGATTCAGCCTGGAACTTGTCAGCGGCACGCCAAAGCTGAAGATTCAACAGGAATGGTTCATCCCGCTGCGGTTACACTCAAGCAACTACACCGGCAGCAGCGCCAAGGCCGAGGCTAGTTACTTGATTGGCTACGCCTGCGGCTGGCCGAGTCAATGGAAGGACGCCTATTTCAACGCCGTAGTCAGCAACCGGCGCCACCATATTGACGCGCACAAGTTTCATCGCGTACACGAAACGCCGCGCAAAAAACGGCAGTACGAAACAGCCACGCCAATCACGTCCGGCACGGAGACATTCAAACACAACGACATCAACAACGACCCTGTCGGCCTGGATGGCGCCGACCTGACGCTGAACGATGTCGGCACGCTGACAGAAACCGACACCAGTTTTCTGACCAACGACATCGACGCCGAAGTCAGCAAGGGCAGTTTCTCCGGTGGCGAAGTCAATAACCCGAATTATTCTAGGTTGGTGATTGACGACGTCATGCAGGAGGTTGAAGCCAGCAAGAACGACAGCAGTCTGAACACCATCAAAACGCCTGCCAGTTACAACCGCGTCAATTTAATGAGGGAACATTTCAACAACTTTGCCGTGCTGTTGAAAAAGGCCGACAAGATTCGGCCGCTGTCGGTCGATGAGATTTATTTCGGCAACCGCATTATGAAGCCTGGCCAAGGGTGGCTAAACGGCCTCGTTGCACCGGTCGAATTGTATGAAGGTTTTACCGATGGCGACGCGCAATTCGACCTCTACACCGACTTGCTTGGCAGCAGTAAAATTTACGATTACACCGACCTGGCAGACGGAACCGCAATTCGGGCCGCGGCATCGACGTCGGTGGCATCCGGCGCCAGCCAAAGCGAACAGGCCGACGTTGACGACTTCCGATGGGTGAAAATCGAGGACGTGCAGGAGTTTGCCAAGGACGAAGGTTTTGGCTTTAGATTTGAGGAAGTGGCAGCACCGGCATTCTGGACAACCAGTTTCCCGCAGTCGACCTACACCGGTTCGACAATCACGGCCACGAACTGCTTCCTGGTGGCGACCAGCACCAGCACCACAAACAACTACAAGGTGGCATTCCCAAACGGCATGGTTGTCGGCCAGCATTACGGCACCGGCTTCGATTATGTTCAGTTGACGGACAGCGTCAGTGAAACGCTTGGCACAACCTTCTACCGCGAGGACGTCGTCAACGCGCAGAACACCAACTACAATCTGCTGCCAATCTTCAAAAACAACCTTGGCACGTCGGCCAATGCTGACGGGTACGCAACCGGCCTGGTGATTCAAGTGGTTGACGGCCTAAACTCTGACGGCACAAGTCAGCGCACAAACAACCCAAGGGCCAAGCTAGGCTTGGTTCCGCTTAAAACGGTGCGCCTGGACAATCCTGGCACAAGTAGCCACGCCGGCACCGACGTCGACATTGACGCCAGCGATGCGCCGGAGACTGCTGCGGCGGAACTCATCAGCATCACGTCGGACAAGCAGTTTTATTTTCCGACAACCTATCCGCGCACACGTTACGCCTTTTTGCTGAACACAACGGCCGCGCTAACGCACTCGGCCTGACAACCGCTTGCAAACTGCCGACGCTGCGGCAGCCTATGGAGGCGAATGGCGAACAAATTCGAGCTAACAATTGACCTGACGAACCGCAAATTCGTCACAAGTCGCTACGATTCAAGCACGTTTTCCTTGGATAAACTTTACCAGGGCGACGTGCTACCGCTTCGCATTCGCCTGGTAACACCAAAAGAGGACGGTGGCCTGACATCGCCTTTCGACCTGGTGACTGCCGGCAGCATCGAGTTGGCAATCGTTACGCCTAACAGCAGCAGTCCGGCCGTCCTGGCAACCACCAGCGCCACCAGCATTTCGGCAGATGGTTCCGACTATTATGCCGACGCAACGCTTGACCTCAACACCAGCGAAATTGATAGCCTCGGCTACGGCAGCGCCAACACGTCGCCAGCCACGACAACCATCGAGGCGGAGTACATAAATGGCGGCAACAATCTGACGGCCATTCAGCAGTCAATCAGCATTCAGCCGCATGGCATCGACAGCGGCGCCAGCGCCCCGTCGCCATCAAGTAGCTATTACACGCAAGCGCAAACCGACGCCAATTTCGTGGCAAAAGCCGGCGGCACAATGACCGGCGCTCTGGCGTTGTCGAATACGGCCCAATTCAAACTGGCCAAGCTGGACGACACGGCCATCACGGGCGCAGGCAACCACACGTTGAATCCCTACAATGCGACATTCATCAAGCTGGGTACAACGTCGGCCGACCCGACCCTGGTTGGCATCAGCGGCGGTGCCGACGGCAGGGTGGTCATTCTGTACAACCCAAACGCAAGCTACGGCGTTGTAATCGACCATGACAGCAGCAATGAATCCACGGCCGCCAATCGCATCTACACCATGACGGCGGCCGACGTGACAATCACGGCACGCGGTTCTGCACAGTTTATTTACGACAGCGGCGCGAGCCGTTGGATACTCTTTAGCGTTAACCCTTAAAATTTAATACAATGGCACAGCAGCAATTCGGAAGCATCACCAAGACAGTCAGCGCCACCGGCACGCCGGAGGCATTAGGCAGCGGCGCCGTTCGCGGCCATTCCTTCACCTTCGTTGGCATGAAGGCGGCACGCACCGACAACGCCGGCAAGGTCTACATTCAGCCGGCCAGCGGTAACGACACGGCAGGCATACCGTTGAACCCTGGCGACACAATCACGTTCACCGCCGATTCACCTGACGACTACTTCACCGACGCGCAATTCTATATCGACGTGGAAACTGCCGGCGACGGATGCATCGCGTTTTACGATAAATAAGGGCTGGCCATGATTGACATCAAGAAGAACCCCGAAACAGTCGGGAAGCTGAAGGTCGGCACAAGTAGCGCGACTCCTGCTGATGGTGAATTGTTGGTCAGCGGAAAAACTAACGTTGGCGATGTTGAAATAAATGGCACAACAAATGTCCAACTAACCGACGTAGCAAATGGCGGTGTAAACCAAGTCATAATGAGGCATAGTCGCGGAACTACTGCTTCACCTACCAACTCAAATGCCAATAGCGATGGCAATTACATTTCATCGCAAACCTACAACTCTGGCTACGCGACAACTTCTCAGATTGGAATGGTAACGGGGTCGGCGGCTGACTCTGGTAAAATACTATTCAACACCGCTGCATCTGGAGGTTCGCCGCAGACTCGTCTCAGCATAGACAGCAGCGGCCAATCCACGTTCACGCGAGATGGCGGGCTGGCAATTACTAGCAACCGCACAACAGATGACGGTGATGCCATTCACGTTCGCAAAGACAACTACACTCGTCTGCGGTTAGGAACGCTTGGCATTACGTTTCCGAATGGTGCTGGTGCTGCACCAACGGCAGCGGCAAACAACCAACTCGACTATTATGGCGAGGGTGATTGGACACCAGTTTTTGCAGGCGATTCAACCGCTGGTACTTACACCGCCAGCAGCACCGCAACTTACACGCGAATAGGCAACCAAGTGACTGTCTATTGTTCGTTGGTAAACATTACTGAAACATCTGCCGGTTCCGGTTCAATAAAAATATCTGGCTTGCCGTTCGCTTCAGCAAGTGGCGGCCAAGGTTACACCGGCACAAGTCGCGTTCGGCAATACTCATCAGCAGTCGGGCCGTTTTATGCGCTAGTCAGCCCGACTGCCTCATACGTCAATTTGATGTACTACGTGAATGGAAGCACAGACGCGCCAGCACCAATATCCGGCTTATCATCTGGAAACACCGACATCACATTCACACTCACATACTTTGTTTAAAAAATGGCATTAGAAAAAACAGAAACATTGAAGCACGACATCGAGCCAAACGGCGTGGTGTTCGTGGAAACTATAACAACTGTAACCGATGACGGCGTGGCAGTTGGCAGCAACAACCACCGCAAGCCGATTACACCCGGCGAGGATTATTCCGCCGAGGCAGAAGTGACGCGCAACATTTGCGCGGCGGTGCAAACGGATGCTGTTGTGGCGGCGTTTGCTGAAGCGAATGCACCGGCTGAACCGGCGGCTGAAGAATCTAGCGAGGAATCTGCGGCAGAGTAGGGCGGCGATGAGTGGGAACCGACACCGTCAACTTAATCCAAACGCTTGGGTTTCCGGTGGTCTGCGCTGCGGCAGTCGGGTGGTTTGGCTATCGCGTGGTGTTCTACGTTCTGCGGGATTTATCCGGCGAGGTTAAAAACGTCTATTCGATAATCGTTAAGCTGATTGATTCGGTTAACCTGGTAAAGAAGGAGATTTGTGGAATTGAGAAACGACTTGCGGAGTTGCGCGAACAGCATCGCAATTTTAGTAATCTGCTTGGTTGCGATTCTTGTCGGCCAAGGATGCGTAACGCCAAATCCCGTCGAGTCGATTGATTTATCAATTACTGGATTTGAAGTGGAATTTTACGAGCCACCACAAGGCGCCTGGCAGCGGACAACGAACGGCAACTTCATCACCAAATGAATGAAGCCATCGACATGGCCAAGGCGATGGGAGCCGGCACAAGTGGCGTCGGCGTTTGGTACCTACACCTCTCCCAAATACTGCAAATTTCAATCTCGGTCGCCTGCCTTGTTTACTTGGTTGCCAAGATAGTTTTTTTAATTAGGAACAAAGGAAAATAATGCTAAAATCAAAAACATTGTGGGCCGGAGTTACGGCCATTTGCGGCGCGGTCGGTTCGTTTTTCATGGAGGAAATCCAATTCGGCGAGATGCTGCAAATTGTAGTAACAAGCGCCCTGGCTGTCTTTCTCCGGCATGGAGTTAAAAAGGCCGAGAACGCCGCCGAAAACGCTTGATGTCATTGGTGGGCGCCATCGTTGCGCTTTGCAAGGCGCTGCCGACATTGGAGCGCCTTTTTTTGTCGGTATCGGATGCCATACGCGAAGCCAAAGCCAAAGCAAGATATGAAGCGAAACTTACTCATATTGATAACGCTATGCGCCTTCACGGGCTGCCATACGGCGCCGGTCGAGTACGACAACACCAAGAGGCTGACGGCGCATCCGCAATTCCCAAGGGCGGCAATGGAGGCGCCGGACTTCACCAGGGACGCGCTGCGGACGATAGCCGAACTTGAGTATGAAATTGAACGGCGGCCCGACTAAATGGCGGATACAAATGACAACTTCCGCGTGTCCGCTGCCGGCGAGTACCTGACCGCGGCCGAATTGTCCATTCGCGGCTGGCAAGTCTGTATGTCGCCGCACCAACCATCTTTTGACATTGCCGCCGTCAAGGGCGAGAAGTTTCACCGCGTCCAAGTTAAGACGGCAGCGCGGCCGATTGTCGACAAGGGGAAGAATGTCGGCCGCTATCAATTCGCCTGCAAGCATCGCGGAACCGACACAACCTACACCAAGCAGGATTGCGACGTGATTGTTTTTGTCGGTTTGGAACACCGCGCTTTTTTTGTTTTGCCGGTCAAGTACGCCACGGCCGTCAAATACAATTGGGCGCCTGGCAGCACCGACGGCGTCCTGGCGCCTTACTTCATGGCATGGGGGCAGTTAGAAAAATAACCCCGCCGAAACGGTTGCAGATTCTTAACCTGTCTTACAAAGTAAGATTTACCGCCGACGGCAAAATGGCGGAAGCTGCCGGTTGGTGCGACACAACCAAGCAGGAGATTGTCCTGGCAAATGACCAAACCCAAGATGGCTTGAAGGACACGTTCCTGCA